CAGCTCAAATGCTTTATTATATGCAGCAAAACACTATGACAATCCCAGTTGCATGGATGTTGTAGAATTTTATGACGATCTCAAACGATTCAAATATATAAAAAGACTGCTTAATAAGTATAGAGATTCAAGACAGCTTAAAATTAGGCTAGTAATGAATCATATTATTCTGCTTTACAATTTATTTGGACAAGAGGCCGCAACAAGACTTCTCTTTCTCAAGCTGGATGGATATTACTCAGAACTTATACCGTTCTTAGAATATCTAAATAGAGTACCTGAGGTAGTTCATCAGATTGGATTACCTCCAAAAGATATTCATACTGCACACATCAAGCCTGATATCAGGCTGTTTGAGCTTATAAAGGAGACTGTTGATGGCAAATGATGTAGTTAGCTTATATGCCACATATAAGTTTCTTAAACGGCTCGTAACGCCTTTCGATCAATGGGAAGCATACCAGCTCGGTATTATCGATGAAAGAGGCGATATTAAGATCAAAGCCAGAGATCGAAATACTCTTGAGTTAAAAAGAGGCCTTCCTAAATTTGATCTCCTAGTATTAAAAATTAAAAGACTCATGGAAAAGGTTCCAGGAGGACGTAGTCGTATAGCCTCATACGCTGCCGCTCTTTATCTCATTAAAGAAGATGTTAGTAACTACTCTACTACTGAGCTTGAATCATTAGATATTGATAATGATATACTTAAGTTAATGGAAGATATTGCTAATACTACTGGCTCAGATGTTGCTGGTACAGGTGACGATAAAGTGCACTGGTATAAGAAGAAGAAACGTAAAGGCTATAAAGAACTTAATAAGCTTGAATCACCTGAAGTGAATAAAGCATTTGAGGAATTTGTATAATGTTGGGTGGAGTATTAAGTAAAGTTTTAGCTGGTGTAGTATTAGTTATGGGAATCGGTATGATGTTTCTCTATAATAAAAACCAGTCATTAATGGCTGAAAAGGTCGCATTGGATGTTGCTTTTCAAGAACAAGTTCAGACTATTAATTCATTACAGCAAAACTTTCAGCTGCAAACTGCAGCTCTTACTGATATGCAACAAAAAAATAATGAGATTATGGGAGATATGAATCGTTATCTTGATATCTTTAAACGCCATAATCTAACCAAGCTCGCTGCTGCAAAGCCTGGTTTAATTGAACCAAGAATTAATGCAGCAACAAAGGAAGTGTTTGATGGTATTGAAGAAGACAGCCGTATTATTAGCAGCCTCGCTAGCAATTAGTGGTTGTTCGATACTTGGTCCAAAAAAGGTTGAGGTTATTACCAAACCAGTTGAGATTGAGATTGTACAACCTACATTACCTAGAGCACTTGACTTGAAAGAACCATATTGGTATGTAGTAAGTGAAGCGAACCTCGAGGAATTCCTAGCTAAAGTACGTAAACAGTCAGGTGAAAATACAGCATTTGTTGCTATGACAGTTGCCGATTATGAGCTTATGGCTTATAATGTACAAGAAATAAGAAGATACGTAAGAGAGCTAGGTGAAGTAATTATCTATTATAGAAAAGTAACCACTAAGGATGATAGCGTTGGTAAAGAAGAAGCGGACACCGCAGGAAATAATTGATTTAAATCTCTTCAATGAGATTAGTATTGCAGCATACTTATCTAAGATTGTATATGAAGATAGTGTAGCCAGGCTGCTACGTAGAGACGGATACATGGCAGTTAAATTCTGTGATGTAGATGGCGCTCAAGCAGTATGTTGTGTTAAAGATAATGTAGCATACGTAGCATTTAGAGGTACACAGCCAGACAAGCGTAATGATATTATTGCTGATCTGAAGTTCTGGAAACGAGATAGCAAATTAGGTGGATCAGTTCACTTAGGTTTTCAGACAGAAGTACTTAAGATTGAAGATGATATTAGAGCTTGGGCTAAAAAGAATACTATTAAGAAGTATATTATTACAGGTCATTCACTAGGCGGAGCAATGAGTACCATCTTTGCTTCTAGACAGAACCCTGACAAAGTAAATAAAGTTATTACATTTGGTGCGCCGAGAGTAGGCGGTAATGATTTCCGTAAAGCTTTTAATCTACAATACGAGCATATCAGACTAGTTAACAATAACGATATTGTACCTAGTGTTCCTCCTGCTCCTTTCTATAGACATACTGGTATCAGTATTTACTATGATCATAAGGACAACTGCTATGTCAATCCTTCTAAATCTAAACTAGTTCAGTGCTGGTTATCAGGTTTTTGGAATGCAATGAAAAAAGGTAACTTTGCTGACATGCTCACAGATCACAATGTGCATAAATACTCGTATCTTGTTGAAAACAGCTTAGATGACTTTTAAAAATGACTGACATTGAGTTACTTAAATTAGAAATTGCGACGTTAACAGAACAGCTATACAATGCTTATGGTAAGATAAAACAATTACAGGAAGAAGTAGAATCGTATGGCGACTCAAAACGAAAAAATGCAGGAAATGCAGACCAGGCTAACTGAGTTGTCGGGTGAGGTGCGTTTTAATGAAAATTTACTCTTAAGATCTGAAACAGTACTTCAGGAATTAGTAGAACTTAACGCCGAGTGCAAGGCTCGGAATGACGTTCAAGATGAGCGTATGTTAAGGATACTAGAAGAGCTTAAACATAATCATAACGATATTGATGAGCTCAAAAAAAATCATAACGTAAGTAATACAGAAATACTCAATAGAATGCAAGGAGCAGAGAAACTTCTTCTTGCAAGATTTGATGTAATTGAGGAACGAGTAAACGCGCTTGAGAAATGGCGCTGGTTCGTTCTTGGTATTGCAACGTTTGCAATTTTAGTCATAGAAAATTTCAATATATCTGCACTCTTTAGTTGACTTATACCAAAATATAGCCTATAATCATCATGTAGAATGAGGACTATATACTATGAGTTGGCTTGATCAGAAGTACGTTGGATTGATGTCTAATCAATTTGACCTGTTTAAAAAGAAGGGTGATGCCCTTTACAATCTAAGATGCCCAGAGTGTGGCGATTCTCAGAAGAACAAATATAAGGCGCGCGGTTACTTATACTCAAAAAGTAACAAGTGGTTCTATAAGTGTCATAACTGTGGCTACAGTGTCTCCCTTTCAAATTTCATGAAAAAACATTCCCCTATATTGTATAAAGAATATGCATTAGAACGTTTGTCTGAAGGGGTCTCCAAGGGTACGCTTATGGATTTTACTGACCCTGTAGAGGCTGATGAGGCTATCGATAAGCAAGAACCTGTACGAGGATTATGGCCTCTTAAGAAGATTAAGAAGATAAGTCAACTGCAGTGGGATCATTCTGCTAAGGTATATATTCAATCTAGAAAGATACCTAATCCTTATCATACTAATCTTTACTATACTCCTAACTTTGCTGAATGGGTAAATACTATGTTACCTGATAAGCTTAATCCTAAGAATAAAGAGAAGCGTATTATTATTCCTCTCATTAGTAAAGATAATAACTTAGTAGGCTTTCAGGGTAGATTAGTTAAAGGTGATGGTCAGAGATATATTACTATCATACTGAATGAGAGGGCGCCTAGAGTATATGGACTAGATAAGGCTAATCTAGGAAAGCATCTATATTGCTTCGAAGGACCTTTTGATAGTATGTTCATACCTAACTCTATAGCGGTATGTGGTTCTGATATGGTACAAGGGTTGCAACGTGTAGATGTCGACAGATCTAAGGTTACTCTGGTTTTTGACAATGAAAGACGTAATCCTCAGATAATAAAAAAGATTGAAAATGCGATCGATAGCGGCTATAATATATGTCTATGGCCAGGAAATATCGAACAGAAGGACGTTAACGAAATGGTATTGTCAGGGAAGTCTCTGGCTGATATTAAATTAATCATAGACAGTAATACATATAATGGGCTCTCTGCTAAGATGGCTCTATCAACTTTTAAGAGGATATAATGACAGCTAAGCTAATAAGCTACTCACAGAATGAAAATGGCGATTCACTACTTGATCAGATTGCATATGCAGCAAGAGTGTCTAACCCAAATAACCAGAACAATAAGGATACAGCCGAGAAGCTAGTTCGCTATCTTATTAAGGAAGGCCATTGGTCGCCTCTAGAGATGGTAAGTGCTACTTTGGAGATTGAAACTACTAGGGATATTGCACGTCAGATTCTACGTCATAGATCATTCTCGTTTCAAGAGTTTAGTCAACGATATGCTGATCCGACTAAGGACTTAGACTTTGTATACCGTGAAGCAAGATTACAGGATCCTAAGAACAGACAGAACTCAGTAGAAGTAGATGATATTGATTTGCAACGAGATTGGGATAGAGCTCAAAGACGAATTGCTCATCTATCTAAAAAGGAGTATGTTTGGGCTATTAAAAAAGGTATTGCTAAAGAGCAAGCACGTGCAGTTTTACCAGAAGGTATTATGAGCTCACGTATCTATATGAACGGAACACTGCGTTCCTGGGTCCACTATATATCTTTACGGTCTGGAAATGGAACCCAGAAAGAGCATATGGACGTAGCAAGAGAATGTGCTAATGCTCTCAGTTCAGTGTTCCCTATGATAAACGAATTTTTGGAAGATGCATAAATGGCTTATGAATATAATTGTCGCGTTAGGCGCGTGGTCGACGGCGATACTGTGGACGTTGACATTGATCTTGGTTTCGATATTATACTTTCTAATCAGCGTATTCGCTTATATGGTATTGACACCCCTGAGTCACGTACGAGGGATAAGACGGAAAAGATATATGGTAAGCTTGCGACGAAGTATGTCGAAAATTACCTGGTCAAAGGCGAAAAGGCAGTTCTTAAGACGAGATTAGATAAGACTGGCAAGTTTGGAAGAATCCTTGGCGAGTTCATTGTATACGATAAGTCAGAAGACAGATATCAAAGCATGAATGAGATGATGATTAGAGACCATATGGCTGTTAGGTACCACGGCCAATCAAAAGAAGCGGTACAATTAGAGCATATTGAGAATAGAATTTTATTAGGATCCCCACATGAAACAGACAGCTGAAGAACGTGACGAAATTATTGCAAGAGCAGTAGCGCAAGCAAAACAAAATATTATCGAAATGAACGCAGGACCAATGAAGCATACCCTCCGTAAAAGAGCACGGCTGGAGAAGAAACTTTCTAAGAGAAGATAGATTATGGATTATACAATAACAGTAGGTAAACGGGATGGCTCGAAAGAAAATCTCGATCTTGAAAAATTTCATAAAGTAGTACAGTTTGCATGTGAAGGTATTGCAGGAGTCTCTGAGTCAGAGATCGAGCTTAAGTCACATATTAATTTCTACGATAAGATTACATCTAAAGAGATTCAAGAAACACTGATTAAAGCTGCTGCTGATCTTATTTCAGAAGAAACACCTAACTATCAGATTGTTGCTGGTAGGTTGATCTCTTATGATCTTCGTAAAGAGGTGTTCGGTGATTACGAACCTAAAGAGCTTATCGAGCATGTTAAGGATGTTGTTGCTGCCGGCTTCTATGATGAAAAGTTACTTGATTGGTATGATAGTTTAGAGTATGCGCAGATGAATAGCTGGATTAATCACTCACGTGATGATAATCTAACTTATGCTGCAATGGAGCAGATGCGCGGAAAGTATCTAGTTAAGAATAGAGCAACAGGTAAGTTTTATGAGACGCCTCAGATTGCTATGATGCTAATTAGTGCGACTCTATTCCATAAGTACGGTGAAGATAGGATGACTTATGTTAAAGACTTCTATGATGCATTGTCTCTATTTGATGTATCTTTACCTACCCCTGTTATGGCCGGGGTAAGAACTTCGGTACGTCAGTTTAGTTCTTGTGTGCTTATTGAGACTGACGATTCATTAGATTCTATTTCAGCTACAGCGAGTTCAATTGTTAAATATGTTTCAAAAAGAGCAGGTATTGGTATTGGTGCAGGAAGAATCAGAGCGCTTGGAAGCTCTATCAACGGTGGTCATGCTACTCATACTGGTGCTATCCCGTTCTATAAGCATTTCCAGTCTGCTGTCAGATCTTGTAGTCAAGGCGGTGTCCGTGGTGGCGCTGCCACTTTGTATTATCCTATTTGGCATTATGAAGTTGAGGATCTTCTTGTACTTAAAAATAATAAAGGCACTTCAGATAATCGAATCAGACACCTAGATTATGGCGTACAATTTAATAAAGTATTTTATGAGAGATTACTAAGCAATGATGATATTACCCTCTTCTCACCCTCAGATGTACCAGAGTTATGGGACCCGTTCTTTAGTGACTCCGATAAGTTCCGCGAGCTCTATGAAGCAGCAGAACGAAAGACATCAATCAGAAAGAAGAAAATATCAGCAATCGATCTATTCTCAGCGTTCATGCAAGAGAGAAAAGATACTGGACGTATATATCTGATGAATGTAGACCATGCAAATGATCATGGTGCATTTATTAAAGAAGTAGCTCCTATTAGACAATCTAATCTATGCTGTGAAATTAACTTGCCTACTAAGCCGTTATCTAATATTGACGATGAAGAAGGGGAGATTAGTCTTTGTACTCTAGCAGCTATTAACTGGGGTAATATTAAGAAGCCAGAAGACTTTGCTAAACCAGCCAACTTGCTAGTAAGAGCCTTAGATGAACTTCTAGACTATCAAGAGTATCCTGTAATTGCAGCTGAGCTTTCTACTAAGAATAGACGTCCATTAGGTATTGGTATTATTAACTTTGCATATTGGATGGCAAAAAATAATATGACTTATTCTGAACCTAATCTAGAATTGATTGACGAGTATGCTGAAGCATGGTCTTATCACTTAATTAATACTTCTATTGAGCTTGCTGAGACTAAAGCTCCATGCCCTAAAGCGCCTGAGACTCACTACTTCCATGGACGTATGCCTATTGATACATACAAGAAAGAAGTAGATGAACTAGTACCTAATAACCCTAAGATGAATTGGGATAATCTAAGATATAGAGCTAGAGCAAGTGGTATTCGTAACTCTACTCTAATGGCATTAATGCCTTCTGAGACTTCATCGCAGATTAGTAATGCTACTAATGGTATCGAGCCTCCTAGAGCATTAGTATCAGTTAAGCAATCTAAAGACGGTGTACTAAAGCAGGTTGTACCTCAGTTCCATCACTTAAAGAATAAGTATGAACTGCTATGGGATCAGCAATCACCTGAAGGTTATCTTAAAATTGTTGCAGTACTTCAGAAGTATATTGATCAAGGTATCTCAGTCAATACTTCATACAATCCAGTATTTTATGAAGATGAGAAGATCCCTATGTCTATTATGCTACAGCACTTGCTTATGTTCTATAAGTATGGTGGTAAGCAACTCTACTATTTCAATACTTATGACGGTGCTTCAGATGAGCAAGGTGAAGATACTCCTCTAGAAGAGAGTGAAATGGTAGATGGTGAAGATTGTGACGCCTGTACAATATAGTCATATGATACCTATAGAATATACTGAACTTAGATGTGCATTTGATCCAGAAAAGCTAGAAGCATATGAAAGCTTCTGTAAAGATTACGTTAAAGATAAAGTAGTCTGCGACCTTGGCGCTGGATGTGGTATACTAAGCCATATTGCGCTTCATTATGGCGCATCCAAAGTCATATGTATGGATCAGAATGATAAAGCTTTAGAGATAGCAAAGAGATTATTGAACACTGATAAAGCTGAATATATTGTATGTGATCTAACTAAGGTAACCTTCCCAGAAGCTGATATCTATATTCATGAGATATTCGGAACTGTTTTATATGAGGAACGCATTACTAGCATCTTTAGTAACTTAAAGAGACAGTGCCTTGAGGATAAATGCTTTCCTAATAAAGGTGAGTTCTTCTCGTTTGAGTGTGATAAGTTAACTGAAGAAGATTATGAATATAGTATAGAAGATTTTCCTGAAGCAACTAAAGAGTATCACGCTCTTCTTAATGAAGAGGAAATAAAATTAGGGTCGAAAGTAGTGTCATCTCGCTTCTATAATTATAAAGAAAAAAAGTTGCTAAAAAGTTTTGATTTATGTGTTGACTCTGGGACGAGGTACATATATAATATGTTAGAATTGGTCCCCAGGTTCGGTTGGCGGGCTTATTTCCCAAACGGAGCTAGTTTTTCAAATACCCCGCGCACCGGGAACAATTGGTATGTACTTGACGGTAGCCGCAATGGCCGATATGTCAAGCGCATGCAGTTAACACATAAACCAGAAGCAATAATAAATCCATATGAGGTCGATTAATGTCAGTATTTACAGTAAGCAAGAAACCATCTAAATCGCGTAACATGTTCTTCGACGATCCGGTCGATATCGCGCGTTATGATGATGTTCGTTATCAACAGTTTGAGAAGCTTACTGACAAGCAATTAGGATTTTTCTGGAGACCAGAAGAAGTAGATATTCTTAGAGATTCAAAAGACTTTAAGAACATGAGTGAAGCAGAGCAGCATATTTTTACTTCCAACCTTAAACGTCAGATCTTATTAGATTCTGTACAAGGCCGAGCTCCCAACTTAGCGCTTCTTCCTATTGTGTCTCTTCCAGAACTTGAGACATGGATTGAAACCTGGGCATTCTCAGAAACTATTCACTCTCGTTCATATACGCATATTATTAGAAATATCTATGCTGATCCTTCTATTGTATTTGATAAGATTACCTCTAATAAAGAGATTACAGATTGTGCTGAGAGTATTAGTAAGTACTATGATAACCTTATTGATCGTAATAGAATCTCACCTGGTTTTGGTTCCTATGAGCATAAGAAGGCTTTATGGTTATGTATTAATGCCGTTAATGCACTAGAGGGTATTCGCTTCTATGTATCATTTGCTTGCTCATGGGCATTTGCTGAGTTAAAGAAGATGGAAGGTAATGCTAAAATTATTAAGCTCATTGCCAGAGATGAAAATGTTCATCTTGCATCTACTACTCATATTCTTAGACTTCTCCCTAAAGAAGATAAAGACTTTATTAAAATTAAAGAAGAGTGTGCTGACGAAGTTTTAGAGATTATGAAAGAGGTAGTAGATCAAGAAAAGTCCTGGGCTGATTATTTGTTTAGAGACGGCTCTATGATTGGTTTAAATGCTAGTGTACTTAAAACATATATTGAATGGATTGCTGCTAAGAGATGTACTGCAGTTGGTATCAAGCATAATTTTGCTGGTGGATCTAATCCTCTACCATGGACTCAAAAATGGATTGGAGGAGGGGAAGTACAAGTCGCTCCTCAGGAGACAGAAATCTCGTCTTATATTATAGGCGGTGTTAAAAAGGATGTAGGTTCAGATACATTTAAAGGATTTAGTTTATAATGGCTGTCACGATAAGAGTAAGCTGCCTGGAATGTGATTGTACTTGCCTAGTGGAAGTAGAGCCATCATGGGACATTAGATACTGTCCATCATGTGGCAGTAAAGTTGAAGTAGACGAAGATGACGTTGTACATGAAGATCTAAACTTCGATGATTGGGATGATTAATGGTTTGGTTATATGATGGTAAAGAATTTACTTCAGAAGATATTGGTGATTATCAAGGGTTCGTGTACTTAATTACTAATCAAGAGAATGGAAAAAAATACATTGGAAAAAAGTTTTTCAAGAAGCCTAAAGTATTACCAAAGACCAAGAAAAGAAAACGTCGTGTCAGAACAACAGTTGAATCAGACTGGAAAACATACTACGGATCATCTGAGCATCTTCTCAGAGATATCGAACAGTGGGATGATGACCAAAGAGGAGTGGGACTTAAACGTGAGATTACACGCTTGTGTAAAACCAAAGGTGAATGCTCTTACTACGAAATCAAAGAACAATTAGCAGTTGATGCTTTATTAGATGAGAGTTACTATAACTCATTTGTAGGCTGTAAAATACATAGAAAACATGTACTAAATGAATAACTATGCAATCAAATATAGACCAGGAGCAGGAGGTGAGTTCCTAGTATGTATGATCGAAGGACTAGATAAAGATATTATCGTAGAGCCAGATGAGAATAATAGATACGTAGGTTCACATGTTGAGTCATGGCATCAAAACTTAGGTCATTATTTTAATAATTCAGGACTTACTCATAATAATGTCCCTAGATTTAGTGAGCACGAGGTACCTGATAAGCATTGTATGACATTTCATCTATGGAACTTGGATTATATTATTCAGCTATGTAAATTAAAGACAAAAGTCCTAGTTATAGAGGACTCAACCATACACTCTGATATATTGGCATTCCACAAGATACCTACATATAAAGGTAAATCAGCTGAAGATCATGTTAAAGTGCAAATGCCTCGTTATAAAGAATGGGCTCAAGTCTATAGTGATAATGAGACTGTTATGAACTATGCTAAGAAGTTACTTGACATACGAACAGTTGAGCATGATGAGTTCTATGAATATTCTTTTGAGCAATTAGAGGAAATACTTACATGGCTCGCTGGAGTAAAATTAACAAAAGAATGGTATGAGATATTTAAAACAAATACTATTACCAATAAAGG